ATGTAGTGACGACTATATGGAGTCAATCGCTCCCTTGGCACACTTGTCCAACGAATCCAAACATGATGTGCGGCATCGTTGAGAGCAACCCGTTGACTGCTTCACTCTTGGGAAGCAAGTTAGGCTTTGCCACTTGGATAGGTTTCAAGATGCTACCTGTGCCTCTCTTCTGCTTTATCTCAACAAAAGGCAAACTGCCAAGTCTGTTGGCAATGACATTCCTATTTGCGGTCAGCATCGGTATCGGATACCTTGCCGTAAACAACCTACTCTTAGGGATGAGGTTTCTCGGTTGAAGAACTTCTTTAGTGAAGAACTAGACCATCTGCGACCTAAAGAGATAAGGTCAATCCTCAGACTCATGGGGCCAGCGTGGACTTGCTATGCCTACATTCGATGGGCATTCTATCCACTTGGTTATCTGCTCTCAAAGCGATGGGAACTTTATTCTCTCAAAGAGTTTAGGAAGACTGCTCAACAGTGGTCGAGAACACTTCAACACGAGGCCATCCATTATGGAATCCGGACAGAACCTTTATATAGGTTGCGGAGAGAGGGGTATAGGATATGGTAACAAACAAAGAACTAGCACAACGACTTCGGAGTGCGGAAGATAAGGTGATTGGCCGTCAGTTTGGCAAGTGGGCATACTTCAAGTTTGCTGAAATCGAAGCAGTTGCGACAGAGTTGGAACAGTTGGAGAATGAGATAGCATGAACAGAAAGAAATTCTCCTATCCCAAAGATTTCAAACGTTACAATGCGGTGTCTCTCGATGACAAAGCCATAGCAGACTTGGTTGAATTGGCCCAAGACATAGACAAAGGACAGCACACAAGTTATGCGGCAAGTGGAAACATCATGGTTGTTTACTTCAGAAGCATCAAGCCAGACGAAGACTTCGTTGCAGTCTGCAAAGTTCTAAAGGAGACGAGATAAAATGAACATCACCTTCGATACGAAACGGAAATTCATTGACATCAACCTAAACAGTGGAGACGAAAACCATGCGGCTTTCATGATTGAGGAATTGGAAGACATCATAGCAGAAGCACGAAAGAGGTTTAATCAACCATGACAGGACTCTACAGGATAACCTACTTAGTTCTCCAAACGGGCATCTCTAATCCTACGCCAGCCGATGCTCTCAAGATAAGCGAAATGTTTGAAGTGGACAGTGCAGAAGCGGCCATCGCCCAAGTCAAGACCAAGCATCCCACAGACCTCATCAAGATAACGAGCGTTGCTCAATTGAGATAGATATGACCGATTGCAAGAACTGTAACCACGAAGTCTACAACCACCTTCTCATGCACAAGAGCATGATTCAGAATGCAGGGCCAGAGGGGAGCAAGTGTCTCGTTCTCGGTTGCCCCTGTAGACGATATGGTGGGCCAAAGGCTGGAACCACGACAGGAGTAGTGCAGAAAGCGGCATGAAAGCAAACGAGAAGACACTCATAAGGATGGCAATGGGAAGAGTTGGACGAGTCGAAGACCTACTCGGTTCGGCAATCGTCTGGAAGTCCTACACTCCTGATGCACCAATCGCAGTCCTACGAACCACTCGCTTGGATGAAGCCATGAGAGAGTTGATGATTCTGAGGGACGCACTTGCGGAGTTGACCAAGTAATGAAAGAAGAGAAGAAGACAGTGCAGGTCACTGAGTATACCTGCGACTTCTGCTACGGTGTCAAGTCTTACAGCAAACGGAAGGTCGAGCGTCACGAGAAGAAGTGTGCCTCACGGCCTATGGCTCTCACACCCTACGAATGGAACAGCGAAGATAGAGGCGGCGACGACAGATACTTAGGAGAGTTCGCTGAGATGCTTGTCCGAGACGGAATCTACAAGACTCCGAATCCTTTGCATAATTGGGAGACTGACCCAAGCAAAATCGAAGTCGAGTATCCCTACCGTTCTGACTCTAATTGGCAGATAAGAGACTACCTTGAAATGAGGGCCAAGTATGCCGAAGAGATTGCGGCAATCGTGAAGAGTCCGGCCTTCATGAAGGAAGTGGAGAGAAGGGCCAACGAGTATAGGACAAGAGGAATCCAACTTGTGATGGAGTGGGCCAAGAAAGTCAAACTTGAGATACCCAAGGAGTTGGAAGACAAGGAAGACGTTCCCAAGGACGAGGAGTTGGGCTAGATGGATGCTTTCGACAAGGCCGCAATCTTCGTTCTCTGCTTACCGGGCATCATTCTGGTTCCAGTCATGGTGGTCGTCTGGTTGGTGGTAGGCCAAATATGACAGACTATCCAATCATGAAAGGGATTCTGACTTTGCATACGGCTTTCCTGAATGCGGGTGTTGTTCCTCAATTCACTATCCATGTCAACCATCGGGAGTTCATGTTGCTCATTGAAGAGGCACTGCATTTCGGATACCCTGTTCCCAACATAATTACAGAAGACAGAAAATCGATTCGCAGAGTTACGGTGGTAGGAATGGATGTAATAGACGACGAGGGTGGAGTCTAGATGGCTGAAGAGAAGATTCGTTGTCCTTACTGTGCGACCTACCTTAGTTCAGAGTGGAGTCTCACAGCCCACATGAAAGAACAACATGGGATACCATCATGACCGTCAACAGATACACCAGAAACTTGGCAAAGGAAGTAGCAGAACAACGCCGCCAAATACTTGCAGTGCGCCAAGACTTGCACACCATGAAGTGGGTCACTTTGCCACAACTCATTCCTCATTTCGTAAATTGGTTCAGTGCTCACTTCAGACCAGAAGGAGAGAGCCACAAGATGCCTCTCTTCTTTGGAATCGCTTACACCACAAACAACCGCCATGACGAACTTGTGAAGATAGTCAGATTCTACGAAGACGGAACTCTGATAATAAGACCCATCCGAGAGGATGAGATGGGGAAGGACATCGGCTACGAGAAGGGGATAGAGCAATGAAACTCTGGAAGTTTGTCGGCTGGATTAGGATGAACACTGCCAAGAAGTATCCCATGCGTCACTCTCCATGCTATACCTACGACTTCGATTTTCTCGTCTATGTGATAGCCCAAACTAAGGAGAGAGCCTACACTACAGCGATGGGAATCCTTGTCAAACAGGAGAAGAAGATGGAGAAGAAGTATCCGCTAGGTGGCGAAGTGCTTCCTAATCCTTGGGCAGAAGAGATTGGGACGGTTTACGATGAAGAAGGGAAGCGACTATGACCCAACTCGTTTGCACTCCCCACTTGAGTTATGCCATCGCCCACAGTGGAATCGATTTCAACGTGGCTTGGAAGATGCCGAATCCCCCAAACAAAACTTGTGAAGTCTGCCAGAAGTTACGAAGTGCTTATATGAGGAACAAAGTGAAGTGGAGAATAGAATGAAAGGAATCGACAAGCGAATCAAGGGAACGAAAGACATCCCAATCAAAGGGTTGAACAAGAGCATCGTCTTCTCTGGCGATAAGGATTCAGCAATCGCTTGGCTGATGGCACAACGAGATTTGCTGATGAAGAAACAAGCCAAACAGAAGGGGAAGAAGAAATGACCAAACTCTCAGACCGAGTGGCCTACTTAGAGAGCCGGGTGCGACAGATGGAGATTGAGATGGGCAGGATGGAGCAGGACATCGCCATGCTCCTAAGAGAACGCAATCCACACTGGCCTATGAGACCAGACCCTCACCCAATCATTACAGTCAACCCTGACGACTGGTCGCCAATCGTAAGGGGTAGAGCACCGACCCTCAAAGGAAAAGAAGGAAGAACTTACAGTAAGACAGGATACGGAAGCAAATGAAAGTCCAAGTGAGACAGGGATACGGCAACCGAGACATCATCGAATTGGAAGTGGAAATGAATGGCACAAATACCAATGGTGACTACTATCCTGAAATTGGATTCACAATTCATGCCAACAAGGAGATTTGCGACCATGACGTTAGCCATCAGCACCTTCGACTTAGATTAGGATGCGTAGACTGCAATAGAATGGTCTACTTCACTGAAGGCCAAGCCCTTGAGTTGCCTTGCTCTTTCGAGCGCAGTGATGGCTCCAAGCACTTCCACAAGTGGGCATGGAGTCTTGTGCAATGAAAGTCACCAAATGTAAGGACTGCGGAATAATCATCGAAGTAGAGCCTAGTAAGACCAAACGGGAGTATGTAGGCTATAGCCTCTGCAAAAGTTGTCTCAGAGTGAGGCGTGGGGGGAAATCATTCAATCTGCGAGACTTGGGAGTGCTGTGATGGCTCAATCCGCTTTGCCCTTCATAGAAGACAAATACTATTACGAAGCCACTTTCGTTTTTGAAAGAGCAAGCGTCGAAGAGGAAAGGCCGCAAGTCTCAATTGATGAAGCCATTGAGAAGATGCTCAAAGGAGAGGACATATAACGACCTTCAAGCGCACCGACTACTTTGATTGCAAACACACTTTGGTATTGACCGAGAGTCGAACCCTTCAGATTATGAAGTGCCCCACCTGTGGCAATGGAGTCTACCTCTACTCGATGTTTGAAGATAGCGAGAAACGACCAGACCCCGACAACAAACCAATCAACGCAGGCGTGGACTTTGGCACTAGCGGAGCCACTGTATTCAACCTCAACCCCGGAGTATTGGTTGGTGCTAGTGGCGGAGCCACTGCTGGCTATGTGCAATTCGATGCAAGCAACATCTTCGTCAATCCTTATGCCACTGCACAACCCATTCAGCAACCTGTCCAACAACCCACCCAACAGCAAGACCCTCACATTAACGGCAGAAGGACATGGGGATTCCTTCGGGGTGGCCATGCTACTGAGGAAGAGTATCTTGCTTGCGACATCTGCCAAGGCGGAACCCACGATGATGAAAATGACCAAAGCCAAGAGCCGTAAGATTTATAAGGCCATGAGGGAAGAGTGATGCCCATGTCTCTGGAAGACGGAGAAATAGAAGGGGATGAAGACGAACTCGAAGAGGACTTCGAGGAAAGCGGATGGGAAGAGGATACGGATGAGGATAGCCTTTGAGTCAGACTGATAGGCCAAGCATCCCTGTCAACTGTTGCGTGTGTGGAACTAGATTCCTAATCACAGAGTTCGAGGACGAGTTGGGCGAACCCAAAATCTGTAGCGAGGAGTGTGCATACGAGTTTGGCCACTAAAAAGCAAAAACCAAGGAAGTGCCCTGACTGTGGGACACCTAATTGGCATGGATTCATATGCGTCAAGTGCGGCTACTGGTTTGGGTTTGGGCCATGACCATCTCAAACGAGTCGTGGCACGACCTCACAGCCAAAATAGAGAACGCCAAGATTGACCTCATCGTTTGTCGCAGAAAGATACGCTCGGAGAATGCCACAATCAACTTCGAGAACTTTGTGCGGGGCTTTTGTAACGAGGTTGAGACCGTTGCTTTCTTGTATGCTCAATGCTACACGAAGCACAAGAATCCAACATCCGAATACAACATGGTGGTCTTGATGGCAAAAGGAGCGATGGCCATCTACGGCAAGTGGAACCCCACTGACCCTGTAAGCATCACACCCTATTGGGGCGTTAAGTCTATACCGTGGTGGGAGCACTAGAAGAGGCGGCTAAGATGATACACAACGAATCGAATCCGTGTGATGCCTGCAAACTAGGAAACCATTACGGTTGTGAAGACTTCATGTCGGATGGTCACTGTTGCTGTTGGCGTGAAGCCCCTAAGACTGATTCTCAATAGGCTGAGTCCCATTCTGCGGCTGTTGCTGACGACCTAAGACTGGTTTGCGTGGTTCTCCAAGAGCCTCGGCTTCGACTTGCTCCTTAGAAGCGGCAACCTCTTTCTTCAGCGTTTCGACCTCTTCCTCTAATTCTTCGAGCATAGATTTCGCCTCTGTGGTATCGTAGAGACCATTCACTGCGGCGGCTCTCCAATCCTCGGTCTTCTCAGCACCCATCTCAGAAGGCACACTTTCTTCGGGAGCGAACTGCCCACCTACTTCCTTATCACTTGGCCTACCATAACTTGGAGCCATCTTCTCATCTGGCGAACCGAAAGTTGGTGTCCCTTCTTTGGTCATGCCCGGAGCACCCTGACCCGGCATACCACCACCCTGTCCTGTCTGACCAAGCGGCGGCTCTTGCGGCCCTAGTTGTTTCTGTAGTTCTTCTTCGTCCAATGGCTCAAAGCCAAGTGCCTTCCTCACTTCGTTCTTCGTCAGAATCCGAGACGCATACAAAGGCAGATAGGTTTTCGCTTTGTCTTCGAGAGTATCTTCCTTTTGAGGTTTCCAGATGAACTTGGGCACTCCGAACTCCTTGATAATCTCATCAGCCAATTCCCCGTAGAGCGACTGCATCACCATCGTCATTACTGACCTCTCTAGTTGGGCATTGAGGCTCTGGCGATTGGAGTTGGTGAAGGTGAAGTAAGCCTTCTCGACTGTCTGCGCCGTGGCTCTGCTCAAGCCTGCGGGGTCGGTAAAGAACTTTGGGACAGTCAACGCATACGTCCTCATGTTGTGAAGCCACTGCAACCAGAACGCTGTTGACTGCATTCTGTCGATTGGCGGGTCAATCGGGTCTACCTGAACCGGGGTTGTAGCACGAATGACTAGCGACTGACCGGGCTGTGCCTGCTGGAAGAATCTTTTGACTGTGTTATACTGCTGTGCTGAGACCTCTGGTGCTGGTAATCCGGCAGTGTTAGCCCCACCTACACGAACTAGGAACATCGGCTTCAAGAAGACGTTCATGATTGCACCCATCGTCTGCTCGTAATTTTTGATTAATTCTTGGTGGAACAAGATAGGTCTCAACATCGAGACTCCGTAGATTGATTCGTAAGTCCAACTGGTTGGCATATATCTTATGTGAATCATCTCGTCTGCGAGGAAAGTCACCAGTGGGAAGACGTAGTATTGGACGTAACCGAGGATGGTTCCGTATGCGTCACGCCTCACCCTCATATACATCGGGTCGAGGGGCTTGAAACGAGTGATTTCGCCATACTTGTTGACCAACTTGTGGTCAGGATACATCTTGTTGTGGCGGTCAGCAACTTCCATGCGGTCAGTCCACCAATACCGCTTGCCATCTTTGGTGGTTGTCTTATAGGAAATCCTCAGTGCCTCAAGGTCGTGTTCTCCGGGGTCGAGACAATACCAAGTGCGAACCACTTCGCAGTAAGCGTTGCCAAACACGAACATATCTTTTACAAGTATCTTGAGCAGATTCGTGAAGTCGTGGCGGTCTAAGAACTCTCTGACATCTTTGACTACAGTTTCGAGTGGATAGTCCAACTCGAAACCCTGAGAAATCGTCATCTGCGTGTGAAGGTCTATGGTAGCACGAATGAATGGTTCCTGTGTGTAATACTGTTTGTATTTTTGATAGTCTTCAGTCGGGACTGCACCCCAAATCTTCTCCCACACAGCAACGTAGGGGTAGACCGTAAAGCCCATCCCAAGGCCGGGGAGTTCCTTTGTAGCGTATTCTTCCCATGCGAAATCACGCCACCACGCTTCACCCCTGTCTATCTGTCCTATCTGTTGCTCAGTAGGTGGCTTGTAAGAGGCTCGAAGCCTCTGCATCGTTCCTTCATCCAACCCCTTCGGAGCACCCGCCTGTAAATCGAGAGACCGATTCGCTCCTAGAATCCCTGCTCTACGAAGAGCACCTGCAAGAACATTTTCCCTTGGCTCTTTGTTCTCATCACTCATACGACTCTAGTATCTTTAAATAGGCCAGAGCCTTATAAGTGTTCAGGAAACCATGAGCGACAAGTCGGTAAAAAAGACTCTTGACTGGCCCACACATGACGACCACCAAGACAAGCCGCCAGAGTTCGGGAAGTGGACTTCTACGACTGGCCCTACATGGAAACGGGATGAAGAGTATACGGAGCCAGAAGGTGTCTTCATGGAGAAGTGCCAATCCTGTGGTGGCACAGGGGTAAATGAAATAACGGGTCGCAAATGCACTTACTGTAGAGGGACAGGTCACACCCCAAAGTATGAAGAGGAAGTGAAGCACCTAGAGGAAGAGATTGCCAAACTCGAACAGGGCGAAGGTCAAGACCCTAGCCAGCAACTCGACCCTACTCAGCAACAGAATCAGACTCCATTAGGACAAGGACAGTTTATGCCGACTTCAACCATTGGCTACGTTAACATTGGCAAAAGTGACGAAGCCACAGACATTGAAGCCGAGATTGATGCGGCTATGGATGTCGTCTGCCCCAAGTGCGCCAAAGAATCGCTCCTTGGGCCAACGGGTTACGAAATAACGCTCGACCAAAAAGGGTGGTTGTGTCCCTATTGTGGTTACGTTGTGCCCATCGCAAATGAAGACGAGTTGTATGAGTTCATCTTTGAGTCTGAAGAATGGACAACTGAGGATGAGGACGAGTTCGAGGTAGACGAAGACTTGGAGATGCGAGAAGAGGCAACAGATGATGAGGGTGAAGAGATGTGCCCCAAGCACAATAAGACTTACAACGAACACTCGCTGGATGAGTTGGATGATGATGTTATCGACCCTGACAAAAGCGAAGAGGAAGGGCCACTCACTGACCCAAGAGAAAGGGAGAAAGAGTTGAACCAACCCGACAAAGAGCCGGGAGAAGGTCTCTCACCAGAGGCGCAGAAGATTGCTGGCACTGACCCGGCAAGCATGAAGACCAAGGAGAAAGAGAAGCCGAAACTTGAAGTAGATGTTGACCAAAGGATTACCGTTCTCGGTGCATCGGGGTCAGGTAAAACCAATCTTATCAAAGTTCTGATGTCAGACATCCTACCAGACTACCGCTTTGTCCTGCTCGACTCCATCGGGAACTTCGCTGAGTATGATGGCCAACCCAACATCGAATATCATCTGGTCAATCCCTCTGACACTGAAGATGTAGACCAGATAATCTACTCGGCACTAGAGAAGGGCGACTGCATGGTGGTCATAGACGAGATTGACAGATACAAGTCTGAGAAGGGCACGATGGTCAATGAGTTGGTCAACTTGGGCAGGAACTACGGCGTAGGTGGCATCTTTGCGGCCCGCAGAACGGCAGACGTTAACAAGGACGTTCTCGCTAACTCTCCTTACATCTTCACCTTCCAACACATCTTGCCGCAGGATTTATCTGTGCTGATTGACTGGTTCGCACAAGATGAAGCGGTCTTCCGAAACCTACAGAAGTTTGAGGCCATCCTGTTCAAAGACGGGGAACAAATTTGGGTGGGTAAGGTTCCAGAGAAAGAGACCACCAAACCAACCAAGAAGCCGCCGATGCCCAAGAAGCCAAAGGGCGGAGACCAGAAGGGTAAGGGGCCAGAGCAGAAGGGCCAGCCGGGTGTGAAGCAACCCCCGCCATCTACTGGCGAAAGTGGTGAACCACAGCAAGGTCAGCCACAAGAGAAGGAGCCACAACAGAAGGGGCCATCACAGAAGACACCAGAGTTGACTCCGGTAGATGAGAAAGACCAAGCGGCAAGCGAGAAGAGCGAGGCGAGATATGCAGACGAAGCACCGTTCATGTGCGACGTTGACGGACAGCGATTCAAATACGAATCAGATTTTGAAGACCACATGATTCGTGAACACGCCTACTAGATTTTAGACTTTATCAACCTGAAGACATAAATATGCTCGAAACCATACTCTAGTCCTTGAGTCTTAAAAAAGAAGTCGAGATTCCGAAAGACGACAAGTTCATCAGACCGAAAGTTATGCAGGGACGCACTCTCAAAACCAAACTACTTCAGAACAGTCTCTATGTCACACTCAACTATGCGGAAGACGGAAGCCCGAAGGAAGTGTTTGTCACTCTTGGCAAACATGGTGGTGACGAGAACGCCGATGCTGAAGCCATCGGGAGACTCATCAGTATCTACTTACAGAGGGGGGGAATGGTTGAAGATGTGGTTAAGAGTATGAAAGGAATCAAAGGCAGATATGTCTCATGGGATGAGGGGAAGCAGATTCTCTCTATCCCTGACGCTGTAGCCAAGTCTCTTGAACGAATCATTACAGGAAACATCACCAAAGCACCATCTGAAGACCCTGTGGTTTTTGCGAGTTACCTTACAGAAAGAGTTACAAAAGCAATACCTGTGACCAAAGCGGTTGGTGATATGTGTCCTGACTGTCAGGAGAACGCCGTCATTCATGAGAACGGTTGTCTGAAATGCACCAACTGTGGCTATAGCCGATGTGATTAAAGGCTTAAATAGCCAACTCCCGAAGTGCCCTTATGAGTCTCACGAAGACGGTAAACGGAAGAGCCATTATCAGGAAGACGAGGGGCATTGCCAATCTTCAAGAGAGAGTTCAACCACCTTGCGGAGCGTGTGGTCGAAAAACCTACCGTCTCAACGCTGAACACGCCGAAATGTGCAGTGGGTGTGATGAAGACTCTGTGCTTTGTGTCACTTGCAGACCAGTGGTGAAAATCGGGACTCAGTTGATAGGCTGAGTCAAGTGCTCTAACTTGTTGTGTTCGCCACAGGCATCCTTATTTACGTTGCATTCCTTACACACAAAAGCGTGGCATCCGTAACAGAAGTCGTAGTCGCTAACTTGCTTGCCGCAGTTGAAACAAGGGCCAAAGGATGTAGGCACGAACCCTTCGTCTATGTCCTCTTGCGGTATGTCCCACTCGTTCTTGACGGCTTCACTTAGTTGAATTTGGTTTGCTAGTTTCATCTTCAGTCACCGTGGGGATGATAGGATAGGTCTTACCATTGAGCGTAAGTCGGAGATGGTGAGCCTTGCCTCTCTGCTTCTCAAGCCATCGGAGCCAAAAGAGGGTGTTCGGTGAGACCGTCAATGTCTCGTATGGAGCCATAAACTCCCTGTATTGCTTTAGGACGGCAGGAGTTAGAAGCGGCTTGCCGAATGGTTTGTGTGTGGGATTGGGGTCGGGAAAGCCTTCCCACATCGCCTTCCGGACTTTCTTGACTATAGCCACAAAATGCTTCGGACAAATATAGAAGATGGTGAGCGTCTTCTTCCGCTTGTTGAATATGGCTTTGCATCCGCACTTGAGTTCGATTTTCATATTCATATCACCGAGAACAACCAGACCCACAGAGCAATAGTGCCGACTATCAGAAGAATCATGGCTATCTTCGATTCTGTGTCTTCACTCATTTGGATGCTCCCTCACTTTGGCTAGGTCAGCATTGAGGTAGATGGAGTAGATGTTGCGAGGCGGGTTGAAGTTGTGCTCTCTGGCCTCTACGCCGATGTGCTTGGCGATGATGGGCATGACAACTTCCTTCATCTTCCAAACCACTTTCTCCCATTCTTCTCGTGTCTGACCTTCAGGAGTCATAGGCGGAAGTTTCTTTTCCATGCTATCCATAGCCTCATCCCAACTATGTTGAAGTGCTCTGAGAATCCTGTCGTCGGGCATTGGGGGGAAGGTGGCCTTCTCAACGATAGCCCTCGGCACTGGCGGCAGGTCGGGCAGGTCAATCTTCTCCTTGAAGCCAATCAACTCGCCGTTCTTGTAGACCTTACCCACCACACCCTCTCTCTTGTGCCGCTTGGCCCACGCCTTCCATGCTTTGATTTTGTTATCAATCTCTTCCATCGAAAATGGCGTAAAAGTCTCAAACGCATCGATAACCGGAATGCGGTAATGGTAGCCCAATTGATGAACAAGAGGGTAGGGAAGATAGGTGTCATTGTCGATGTCAAAGATGTCAAAGAGATACCAGTGGGAATACTTGTGAGTTGGCTCGATGCGGGTCGGCCCCTTGCCCTTGTTGACCAACTCGCCGTAGAGGATGTAGTGCTTGTTGAACTGACTTAGTTCTGTGTAAAGCAGAGTAATTGCCTTTCCATACTCTTCTGTGGCCATGAAACGGCTGACGATGGCAGGGTCGGCGTTGACCATATTATGGCTTGAAACGTGAGGAGTCTTCCCGTCTTCCTCGAACCATATACTGAGGTTTTCCCCATCCCGCTTCTCTTGAATGTAGATGTATTCCCCAAGTAACTCACGCCCCTCTTCCTTGAGCCGCTTGACTGGCTCCAATTCAGTGTAGCGATGCCACGGAGCCTTTTGGCCTAGTGCCTCACGCGTCTCAACAAAGCGCAGAGTCTCATAGTCTACCTCACAGCGTTCAATCACTGGCAAAGTCAGAAGAACGGGGTCTGTAGTCTCGTAAATCACTTCATCCTTGATGCCGAATGAAACGGGGATAGTGGCAACCTCGCTCGGTATTATCTTCCTCTCAATGATTCTAGCAATACGATGCTCTGGAATGATGGCGGCTATCTTCCAGAACTCGGCGACGGGCAACTGAATGAGTTCCTTGAAGTCCCGATACTGGACGAAGAATTGGCCCTCAGTGAATCTCGCTCGGCTCATCATGTTCGCTAGTTTGCCCTTCATGGTCTCATCCCTAGAGTGTCCTTTCCACAGATTGGGCACTTCTCTGTCCAACCCATGTCGAACATCGCCATGTGTAGGTCAAAGGCATCTGCCGCATCAACAGCCTTGAGCAGAGAGACCATCTGTTCTACTGTCATCGGTAGTTTGCCTTTCATATTATCCACTCTGGAAAGTCCCACGCATGGCAATCCTTCTCTACACATCTGTAGAAACCATTAATGAGATTGAAAGTATGCCAACCTATGATGCAAAGTAATCGTCTCATGGCGCACCCTCACTCGTCAGGGTATAAGAACCTTTCATTGCCCCTGCTTCAACGAGTTTCTTGCCCTCTTCATTGAGTTGAGCCTCGTATTCGATGTGGTCATTAACCCACTCTGCACTCATGACTTTACCAATAACGTGCCTAACGCTACGGTCATCCGGACTGTCATAGACTGGTATCCCTACCATCGACTTGGCTAGACTTTCGAGTTCATCGACTGGAACAGAGATGTCGAGATAAGCAAGATTGGCCCTTGCTACGATTTCGAGTTTGCCTTTCATTTGTGCCTCATCCTCTCCATTTCTTCATGTTTGTCCACTATTGTCTTCAAGGCCGACCTATAGGCTTCAAGAATAACAAGAGCCTCTTCAGTCCGACCTTCACGAATAAGTCTGATGATACGACTGAATCCCTCATATTGTATCCTTATGTTTTGCTCATACGAAACAAAGGGTGTCGAACTCATGGCACAATCCCCTTCAGTTCGAGGTAGATAAACTTTCCAACGAGACCGATGACCAGAAGCCTATTGGCGTAGAGAGTGTCTTTCGTGGCCCGTCTGTA